AGATGAAAGGCTTTTAAAAGGATTTTAAAGGGGTAAAAATGGGAGCAATGTATGAAGGCTATAAAAAGCTAAAAAACAGTGAAATATATAAGAACTATGAAAGAAATAAAAAGCTGTTTGACGGCAAGTCTTCAGAAGTTTTTTATAACGCAGTTCTTAGCAGAGTAAAACTTGAATATATGGGAGTAATTGATAGTAATAATAAATACTATGAATTTGTAAGAGAAGGAAATACTATTGTAAGAAGAGAAAAATCATTTAAAGATCTTATTGTTGGTAATAATATACTAGGCTCAATTACTAAGTTATATGCTGAACTTGCTTCTAATAGTGAACCAACTATAAATTTAGAAGAAGAGAAAAAGAATATATTAGAAAAAATTGATTTACAAGATAAGACATCAGAAGCAGTAGCAATTCAAAGCTATGGAGGAAAACTTTTATTAAAAGGCTTTATAGTTGATAATAGTCTATATTTAGATATAATTGCACCTCATCAATATTTTACAGTACCTAGTATTTTAAGCGAGGAAATTATAGAAAAATATGTAATTTTTACTGAAGAAAAAAGAACTTTAAAAGCTGAAATATATAGTGAGGGCTGTACGGAATATAGAATGTACAAAATATCAGGTCAAAATTTTGAGGAAATAGACTATGAAGTTGACTTAACTCAATATGGAGCAACAAAAGATGGTAAAGGCTGGAAAAAAGTATATAAAGGTTGGCAAGTTGTAGAGGTTCATAATCTATTCAAAAGAAGTGATTATGTTGAAGATTTAGTTATCTTAAACAGGGAACTTGTAGTTGGAGATACTTTAACAAGTCAGGCATTTGATAAAGTTGCAAATCCTCTACTTCAAGTTCCAGAAGGAGCTTTAGAATATGATGAAGAGGGGAATTTAACTGTAAAAATAAATGATAGGGTCATAATAGTAGATCCTGAGGACAAGGATCTGAAACAAGTTGAATTAAAGACTAAGACTGAGGAATGGAAGACACACAGAACTGGAATTGTTGAACAAATATATATAGCAACTGGAACAAATGAACAGGCATTTGGGCTTAATAAAAATGGTACACCTGCATCAGGGGAAGCAAAAAGAAGAGATTTAGAAAGAATTATATCAACAGTAATAACAAAAAGGGATAGAGTATTCACAGGTTTTGAAAAAATAATTAAATGGGGATATTCAGCAATTTATAATGGTGAATTAGACATCACAATAAGTGGTAAGGACATTTTAAGTCTTGGAGTTGGGGAAAAAATAATAATAGCAGCTCAAGGAATAACATCAGGAATTTTAAGTGTAGAAAGTGCAATTAAATATGTCAATATTGGTAATGTTGATATTGATGAAGAAATAGAAAGATTAAAAAGTGACTTAGCATATAAGACTAAGCTAATAGAAGCATTACAGACTTTATCTCAACTGGATACAGAAGAAAGAGTTGCTGGTCTCATAAAAAAACAAGCTGATGAATTGATGGAGGAGTTAGGTTTAAATGAATAAGAAAAAAAGCCTTTTTCCACATAGTGCTGAGAATACTTTACGAAGAGTGTTCAATCTAAATTCAAAGATAATTTTAAAAAAAATGAAAAAATCAACAATGGAAGATTTTTCAGATGTTGATTTTGATAATAAAGAAAAAAAGAAAATTATTGAAGATTTAAAGAATGTTGCTATTGCTACAAACAAAGAGGTTTTTAAGAGTTGGAGAACTTTAACTGATGAAGAATTAAAACAAACTGATTTAAAAGGTGCAAAATACTGGATTAGAGAGAACTATTTAAGAGTGAAGAACATGAAAGAAACTTTTAAGGATCAGTTAGGTAAAACAAGAGAAAAAGAAATACAAAATTTGTTAAAAACTTTTGATAGTACCATTAATTTTAGGTTTGAAAAGTTAAAAAATGGAAATATTTCAAACACTGATATAAATAAACTTGTAAGTCAACTGAAAGCTAATTATGCACCAAATAAGGAAATGAAAGCATTAATTGACCAGTTACAAAGCAAAAAAAGTTTAGGAGCTAATGATATTGATAAGCTTCAAAAATGGGCTAATAGAAGAAATGAATTGTGGGCAAGAAATGAAGCTGGTAACTTATATGCTAATCAACTTCAAGATTTATGGCTTGAAAATGGGATAGAGAAATATATCTGGAGAACTATGGAAGATAATTATGTAAGGATGGAACATGTTGAAAAGGATGGCAAAATTTTTGGAGTAGATGAGGATATTTTACCAGGACAAGAGTTTGGGTGTAGATGTTGGGCAGAGCCGATAAAACAGGGAGGAAATAAAGAATGATAGAGAATGAACAAGAAGTAATTGACTACTTAAAAAAAGAAGAAAATAAGGATTTTTTAACTAAAAATGGGTTTAGTAAAATTGAAACTAAGATTGAAACAAAAGAAATAAAAACACCACTTACAGAAGATGAAGTAAAAGCTTTTGTAGACGGAAACAAAGAACTAAAATCCAAATTATCTGAAGAAATGGTGAAAGGCTATTTAAAAGAAAAATTAGGTATGGATGTTAATGATGACACTTTAAAACAAGGTTTAGTTTTAGGTGGAACAGTAGAAAATATCAAGAAATTAGCAGTTGGAAAAATTTTATCAGGAGTTAAATATGGAGATTTATTAATGTCAAAAATAGATTTTACAAAAATTGACTTTAAGGATGATAAAATTGAAGGTTTAGATGAACAACTTACAAAACTTCAAGAAACATATAAAGATTTATTTAATCCAGGAGTATCAGGTGGACAAACAACTCCACCAGGATTACCAAAGGCACCTCCTTCAACAGAACTTGAAAAAATAAATCAAGAAATTGAAGAATTAAAGAAGAAGCCATCACAACAAAATAGAGCAAAAATAATGGTTTTAATAAGTAAAAAAGAAGAATTAGAAAAAAAATAGGAGGAATAAACAATGGCAGATATTATAACAATTGAAAGAATTATAGGGAAAAAGGAAGATTTAACACCAGCTTTAGCTTATACAAATGCTAATAAAGCACCTTTGTATATTAATTTGGTGAATTTAGGAAACATTAATCCAACAACACAAGCGAAAACTTCTTGGGTTGACTACTCATCAGAAGGGACACAAACAGCTATAAAAACAAAAGTAACAGCAGCTACAGCAACATCATTTATTGTTGAAGATGCCTCAATATTTACTGCTGGATGCTTAGCAGCAATAGGAGATGAGGTTGTACAAGTTACATCAATATCAGGGGATACTTTAACAGTAACAAGAGCACAGCTTGGGACAACAGCAGGAGCAACTTATGAAATTGGTGAGGAAGTATTCTTTATAAATGATAATTTGGTAGAAGGTGCAGATTTGCAAGGTGCTAATTATAAAGCAGGTGTAAACTATGATAATAATACACAAATTATAAGAGAAGAAATTTCTTTATCAGGAACTGCAACAGCAATAACTCTACCTTCAGGTGGTGGAACAGATGCTTATACATTTGAGCAAATAAGAAAAATGGATAAGGTAGTTGGAAAAATAGAAAAAGCAATAATTTCAGGAAAGAAATTTGAAAATGGTCAAAAAAGAGGAATGGACGGAGTTAGAAGTTTCTTAGCAAAAGGGCAAGTAGTTGATGCTTCAAACAATGAAATTTCATTAGAAATTATAGGCAATGCCTTAAAGAAAATTTTTAATGCTGGTGGGGATCTATCAGGTGGAAACTATGCTTTATATGTTCCAGGAGTGCAAAAGATGAAAATATCAAAATTACTAAAAGATTATATTAATTCTAATCCTCAAAATACTACATTAGGGGCTGTTGCAACTCATGTGGCTACTGACTTTGGAACATTACCAATAATAATCTCAAACAACCTTCGTTCAACTGAAATCTTAATTTTAAATCATGATGATATAACATTAAGACCATTACAAGGTAGAGATTTATTTCATGAGTATATGGGGAAAAGAGGAGACTCTACACAGGGTTTAATACTTTCTGAATTAACTATTGAAGTTAGAAATATCCATACAATGGGAATGATAACAGGGTTAAAAAAATAATAAAAGGACAATGTCCCTGACAATGAGGTCAGGGATATTCCCAAAAGGGAGGAATAATGAAATTAAAACATAAAACATTTGACAAAGTGTCAGTATATTGCAATGGAGAAGTGTATAACTTTGTTAATGGAGAAATTGAAGTAGATGAAGCAATAGCAAAAGAATTATTAAAAAATCCAGCTATTGAAGAAATAAAAGAAGTGCAAGAAGAAAAAACTGGAAATATTGAAGAACAAAATCAAGAAAATGTTGAAGAACATGATGAAAAGAAAAAAGGAAGTAAAAAATGATAGGCTATGTTGAACTTGAAGAAGCTAAAAAGTTTTTAGAAGTTAGATATTCAAATATTAATGAAGAAAATCTAAAAAGAGCTTTGTATCAAGCATTTGACAAAATTGAAAATATTGGTGCTAGGGAAGGATATAAGACAGAAAAGAATTTTCCAAGAAAAAAGGATAAACCAAGAGTTTTAGAGCTTATAAAAAGGGCACAAATATTAGAAGCCTATGCAATTATGTCAGGTGGGAATGAGGATATAAAAAGGCTTGGGAAAGGGATAACAAGTAAGTCTATAAGTGATATGTCTGTGAGTTATGACAGAAGTCAAAAAATTGGAGATATAACATTTGCTTCTGTAGAGGCTGCAAGGATAATGAAAAGATTTTCAAGGAGAAGTTTTTAATGCAAGATATAGATAATGGTTATAAGAAAATTAAAGAAGAGTTAGAAAAATTAGATAAATTAAAACTAATTATCTATATTGATGATAAAGCAACATATCCTGGTGGAATTAAGGTAGATTTTATAGCAATGCTTATGGAATATGGAAGTGATGATTTTGATGTACCTTTTCCAGCTCGTCCATTCTTTCGTTCAACTTTTGATGCACACTATGATGATATTTCAAACCTTATGGAAAGATGTATAGATAAAATTGCAGATGGAAAAATGACAGCACATAAGGCTTTTGAAACTGTTGGAAAAGATGTAGTAAAAAAAGTTAGAGAAATGATATTAAATGGGACTTATGCAGCACTAGCAGAAAGTACAGTAAAAGCTAAGGGAAGTGACAAACCTCTTTATGATACTGGAGCTCTTGTAAGAAGTGTTAAGTATAAGATTGAATAGGAGTAATTATGGAATTTACCTTAGATGAATTTGCTGGTGAAGAATTAAAAGCTTATGAAGTAACTAGAAAAATAACTGGTGATATTGATAATCCAAAAGGAAAAGATTATAAATTTAATGCTGCAATGCTTATATGTAAAAAAACTTTAAGAGGCTATAATCCAAATTCACAAGATGGTGGAAGAATTATAGGTGATTTAAGTGGAAAAACATTAAAAATTGTGGGATTAAAACTAGATGATGTTATTGAAATTGAAGGATATAAATATAAAGTAACTGAAATATTACCAAGAATTTATGCCGATTTTGTGGAATTTTCATTGGAGTTGATGAGGAATGGACAATAGAGAACTTGAAGTATTCTTATTAAAAGAAATGAAGAAAATAAATAATAAGTTCCAAATAAAGCCAAGTGTTGATTTTAAACATGATAGGAAATTAACATTACCTCGTATAATTTCAAGAACTCTTAGTAATAGAACTATAAACAAGTTTGAAGATAGAGAAGAAGGTAAAAAAGGAGTTTTCAAGCAATATGAAGTTCATCAACATGTTATAAGTTTTTCCTTTACTTTATCTGAAAATGAAAGTTTTGAAGATGTAAGAAAAATAAAAGAAAAATTTGAACACAAAATAGGCTTTGATTGGCTTATAGCAAGAAGTGGGAAAAGTATAGTTATAGAAGAAATTACAGCAACAGTAGATTTGTCAGAATTAACTAAGGATAGTTACACAGAAAGATATAGCTTTGATATGTATATTAATACTCTTGAAGAAAATATTGCTGGAATAGAATATATTGAAAAAGTTGAAATAGACATAAAAGCAAAATAAGGAGGAAAGAATGTCAATAATAGTAGGAACTGAAAAGAAAATAGTCTTTTTAAATGTTCATAAACCTGCACCAGTTGCTCAAGCAACAGTCAATGTTATAGGAGTATTTTCGGTAAAAAAAGCAATTGTTGAACAAAAAATAAATAAAATTGAAGATGTTACTGGATTAACTTCTGATGATGATGTATATAAAATACTTCAAGCAGTTTTTAATGCAGGAGCACAAGAAGTATTAGTTTATGGTAAAGAAGTTCAAGGTAGTAAGTATAAAGAGTTTTTTGATGAAGTAAAAAATGACTGGTTTGGAACAGTTGTAGATACAACAGATATTACAGAAATTGCTAAAATTTCAAAAGAAATTGGTGCAAGAAGAAAAATGCTATTTGCAGAAGTTTCAAAAGATGAAAATGTGATAAATGTTGATAATAAAGTAAAATCAATTGGAGAAGACACAACAGCTTTATTTTTTAGCAAAAATGATGAAACAGTTGCAGGAGCTGTTGCAGGCTATGCAATATCAAAATTCCCTGGTTCGACTCTAATAGCAAATAAATTAATAAATGGAACAATAGATAGTGGTATGGTTGGAGCAGAGCAAAGCAAATTAGATACTTTAAATTGTAATTATATTGCTTCAATGAAAGGTCAATTAGGGCTTGCAAATGGAGTAACTATTAATGGTAATAGTATAGATTTCGAGCACTGTGCAAAAGCTCTTCAATTTAGATTAGAAGAAGATATAACTTTATGGCTTAAAGCTACACCAAAACCAACATTTTATGATATGAGTCCATTGAAAGATGTTATTTTAAAAAGAACTAGACAATTTGAAACTATGGGTGCATTAGCAGAAGGAAAAACTACTGTTACAATGATCCCTGTTGAAGATATCCCACAAAACGATATTTTAAAGGGAATTTTAACAGGAGTAAAAGTTAATTGTTACTATACTTATGGGATTAAAGAAGTTAGAATAGATCTTTATTTTGCAGTATAGAAAGGAGGTAAAAAATGCCAAAAAATCATTATAACTATAATCCAAATAAAGTGGATTTAATTATAGATGGAATCAGAATGTATGACTTTGGAGAAGATGTAAAATTTACAGTTGCTTATGAGGAAGATTTTAGAGAGGTTATAACTGGAGTGGATGGAGACTCAACAACAGTAGAGCATAATAACAGAAATGCTTTAATTACTTTAAAAGTCTTAGCTGCAAGTCCATTAAATGTTACTCTTAAAAAACTTGCTTCAAGTGCAAAAGAATTTGGAGTTTTGGTTGTAGATGGAAACTTCAATGGAGATATTGGGTCAAATGCTTCAAAGGCACACTTTGTAAAGATAGCTGATTTTAATGCTGAGAAAGCACCAAAAGCAAGAGAATGGCAAATAAGGGTTATTGATTTAAAGGAAACAAATGACTTATTGAAATAGGAGTGAATGATGAAAAAAGAAGAATTAATGATAAATAATAAAAAAATAATTTTAATGGAGCAACCTTCACAATATATTCTTGAGCTTGAAAAAAGATTTTCAGATAATGATTTAGTAGGATATTGTGAAGAAATTTTGAAATATCCAGCAGGAGCTAATCCATCACTTGAAGAGCTATTGAATATTCCTGATTCAATAAAATATGGAGATTTAGAACTATCTTTAAAAAAAGAAGATGGAAAAAAAGATCTATATTTAGCACAAGAAATATTAACATCTGTTGGACAAAATAAACACAATGCTGCTTATGTAGCAGAATTCTTTTTAAAAAAATTAAAAAAAGATGTTAATGATTATAAATATCAGGAACTTATAAAAATGGGTGAAGAAGTATTTAAACAAGTAGGTGAACTGCTTTATTTAGTGCAAGTTAGGGAAACATTTCGTAGAATGTAATGATATTAAATATAATGCTGAAAGCATAGAATATATGATAACTTGCATAAGTGGATATACGAAAAACTTTAAGGAAACCGAAAATTATACTGTAAGAGAATTACAGAGATATTTTGACAGACTTATAACATATATGGAGGAAATAAGAGATGGCAATTAGAACTTTAAGTATAAACATTATGAGTTACTTAAAAGGACAAGGCTTTCAAGCTGTTAATAATCAAATAAACGGTTTAAAGTCTAGTTTGGCATCTTTAAAATCTGTAGCAAGTAATGGTCTATTTCAAATGGCTGCTGGATATTTTGCAGTATCAAGTTTAGTAGGAGAGTATAACAAAGCTGTAGAGGCTAGTAATGAAGCATTAGCAAATGAAACAAAATTATATGCAGTTTTAAGAGCTCAAAATTTTAGAGATGAACAAATCGAAGGCTTAAAAGAATATGCTTCAGAGCTTCAAAATGTTGGTGTTATAGGAGATGACACTTCTTATGCTGGAATAAAACAATTAGCAACTTTTAAATTACAAGAAGAGAGTATAAGAGAATTGTTACCTAGAGTTCAAGACTTAATAGTTGCCGAAAAAGGACTAAATTCAACAACAGCTGATGCTGAAAAATGGGCTAAGACTTTGGGAATTGCAGTTTCTAGTGGTCAAGTTAGGGCATTAAAACAAGTAGGAGTTGTTTTAGATGAGCATACTTCAAAATTATTTGAAAATGCAAATGAACAAGAAAGAGTTGCAATACTATCAAAAGAATTAAAAACAAGAATTGGAGAACAAAATGCTGAATTTTTAAAAACTCCTGAGGGAAAAATTGCCTCAGCTCAAAATAGAATAGGAGATGTTTATGAGTATATTGGAGGACTTGTAAGAGATACTAGAGCAGACTTTTGGAGTATGATTGCTGACAATGCTGAATGGATTCAAGATTTTTTAGGTGGACTTATAAAAGCAGGAGCAGGGGCATTTAATACTATTACTAGAACAATAGGGGGAATATTTAATGTTCTTAAAGCATTGCCACCAGAAGCAAGAAATACTATTAAATTAATAACTGGATTTTTGTTATTAAAACAATTTCCGATTATTAGCGGTTTCTTGATAATTGAGGATATATTTGCAGCATTTCTTGGAAAAGAAAGTTTTACAGAAGATGCTATAAATGCAATTCTTAAATTTACTGGAACTGATTATAGATTTGAAGATTTAAGAAAAGGCATTGCTGATTTTTGGGATTTATGGATAAATAAAGCAGATTCAGGCATAGAAAAAATTAGCTTAACAACTAAAATTTTATCTGATTTACTAGATATTTTACAAGGTGGGGCTGGATTACTTCAAATGATATGGGGAGCTACAGGTGGTTTTATTATTGATACTGGGCGTATATTGGTTGGAGACTTTGAAAATGTTGGGAAATCAAGCTTTGGAAATATAAAAGGCGGTTGGAATAAACTACATGGTGCAGGACAACATATGAATGAAACAGATGATATGTACCAAAAATATGTCCTTGATGAAGCAATGAAGCAACAACAGAAAGAGTTTGAAACAATGAAATATGTTCAAAAAAATCAAGGAAATATCGCTTTTCCCGTAGAAAAGGAAATAATAATTCCAGGTTCAGCACCTGTTATACCTTTATCATCTTATGGATTTCCTTA